GGGTGACTGAGATGAGTGTCGATAGCGATGGCACTACCCGCTGGCGGGGTGTCCTATCTGGTGCTAACCCCATCGCCCGGGTGGTGTGGAATATGCTCAAAGAGGGCATGGTTCACCTTGGCGTTAGCGTTGGTGGCAAGATCAACGGTGTACGCCCCGGTAGAGATGCGATCGGGCGGACCTGTAACCTGATTACTGACGTACGGCTGGACGAGTTGAGCATTACTGACAACCCAGCCAATCGATTAATTGAGTCCGAGACCCCCGACAATGGCGCGTACATTACCGCGCTTGCTAAATCTGTGGGTAATACCATGCTCGCTCAGAAGCAACAGCATTACATCTACCTGAATGGCATCGCCTATACCGCTCACCCTAGCGAGGAGCATGGCATTGTCCTCCGCAAGGCAGGACGGCGGCGGGCACCCTCCCCGGGCCAGCTAGGCTTGTTTGGTGGCCACAATGAGGGCGATACCAAAGTAGAGGACGGTGTTACCTATCGGCTGAATAGCAATAGCCGCTGGGAACGGATGGACAAACCCAAAGCCAGCGGTAAGCCGTCTGGCGGGAAGAAGAAGGCGGAAAAGCCCGCGATCGTCCCGGTGGTGGAGGATGAACCCGCCGCCCAGGACCCCGAACCCACCGTTGGCGAAATGCTAGAGCAGCAGCAAGCCGCGATCGCGGATGAGCCTATGCCTGAGGGTGAACCTGCGGGTGGGGATGATGCGCCAAGCCCCTACCATGCTGCCATGCCCGAGGCTGAACCAGCGGCGGCGGAGGATGAGCCTGCGGGTGGGGATGATGGTGCTAATATTGCCTCTCTGGATGAGTCCAAGGAAAGAAGAAGTAAAAGCCAGCAGCATCGGGGTAAGGCTGCCCAGATGGCTCGGTCTATCCTTCAGTACTTTGAGGGGGGCGAACGAACCCGCATTATCAATGAAGCTGGCGGCATTCCTAGAAGTCCATCCGAAGGAGTAGTCAGGACGATAAATTTTGACGGAAACGAGACGCCTGCATTGGTCTGGTTTTCTGGCGACAAGCCCGCCGCAACGCTGATCAATCCTAACGGAGAGATGTTCAACGTATCCGTTTCAACCACCTACGGAAACAAGTACAAAAAGCTAAATATCAAGCCCATTAGGTTTGATAACGATTTGGCGAGAAAGATCAGCGATCGCCCCATGGCCATGCCCGAGGCCGAACCAGCGGCGGCGGCGGAGGAGGAGGGCGAGGGTGGGCGTCAAATCCCGATGAAAGAAACAATTACAGGGATGCGAGGGCAAACGCCAGCGTCTTATATTATTCGAGATGCTGATGGCAACGTAATAAGAGAAGTCCCAAACACGCGAAAAAATAGGGATTTATTGAGAAAGGTTAAACCTGAGTTCAAGATCCAAACTATTGGGGAATATCTGGCCAGCTTGAACCAAAGCGATATCCCTATGCCTGAGGGTGAGGCGATGGAGGGGGCGGATGATGGCGCGATGCCGGAGGATGACGCGATCGCAACACCTGCAAGCCTGAAGGCGCTTGTCGCTTCATTAGACCTACGCAGGGGTGACGGCACTAAGATCCCCGACGCACTTAACAAAAAACTTAAGTCGCGGCTCAATCAAGTCATTTCCACGGCAGTAAAAATGGATGCCGTGCCAGAGCGGGAATTTGTCGAAAAGATCAACAAAAAAATTGATAACGTTTATAGGCTATTTGAGAAAGAAGTAGCAGGAGAAATTTGGCAAAACAATGACGGCGCGTATCAACGCCCTTTCAATAAAGTTTTCGGTGCGATCATTGACTGGGCCAAAGGCGTCCGAATGCAAGAGTCGGACCAAAACCACACAGACATGCTTGACGCTCAACTAGCAGAAGCGACAAGGTTAGCCCGGGAAGAAAGGCTAGGGCTCCACCTTTCTGGGCCAGACAGAGCGCTTTACCGCTTCAACGCAGAAATAAAGCGAGATCAAGCACTACGAAGAATTGACGAAGAAGTTGCCCAGCGAAACCAACTTAACAAGACAGGCACCCCCATGACTATCGATAACTTCCTCCGCAAAGCCCTGGGTAATCCTGGGCGTGAGTTTGGCTCTGGCTCATGGCGGGATACGGGCATCCCGGCGATGGGTCGTAAGGTTGACGCCAAAAGCCCACAGCCTAAGGGTGGTAAAAAAGTACAAATGGATGAGTCCGGTAGTGCCCATGCCGGTAAGGGTATCGGTGGCAAGCAACCCAAGGCCCATCGCCCCTACTCTTCCGGCGGTATGCCCCCCACTGATGTATTCGGTATCACCATCACCCAACTAACCCGCAACCTAGCCAAGGCTTGTTATATGGACAAGGACGCCTGGGGCAGCCCGGAGACGGTTTCTTTCTTGACCGACAGCGCCAGGGCGATCGCGGGCATGACCGACACCCCGACGGACCCGATGGTGAACTTTGTCCGGTTCCTGCAATACTGCACCCGTTTCGCTCAAGAATTGCCGTTTATGAACGACTACCAAGCGGCGGGGACGGTGAAGGCGATGAATGCCGACCTAACCAAAGCACTGGACGAATTTGTAGAAAAGATGCCTGAGGAGCTAAAGGGGAAACCTTTGCGCCCTGCCGGTTCACCCGGCGTTGTCGGCATCGACGTTCAGTTTCCCCAACAGTACGTTATTTACTCCTAGCTAGGTAACTAGAAAATGGACCCACAAACCCTACAAGCCTTGATGGGAGTATTCCAACAAGGCTTACAAATTCTGCAATCTGCCCAGGCGGGTGCCGGTGCGCCCCCGACCGCTGGTGCCCCCGCCGCCAATGGTGCCCCACCCATGGCCGCCGGTGCCCCTCCCGCTATGGACCCCGACGACGAGGACATGATGGAAGAGGATGACGAGGACATGGATGCCCCTGAAGCCATGGACGCCGATGACGAGGATGACATGGACGACAGCGGCATGGGTGGCTCCTCCCTGCACGATCGCGTCAGTCAGCTAGAGAACCACACTGGCCTTAAGAAAAGCGCCCGGGGTGGTTCTTTGCTTGATGCCGTCGCTGCCCTCGAAGAAACTATCCTTGGCACCGAGTACGAAGGCCCCCTAGTAGATCGCGTCAACCAATTAGAGAAAGCAGCAGGCATCAGCCAACGCGCCCAGGACCAAGCGCCGGACGAAATCCCGCTAGAGAACTTGATCAAGAGCGCGATTGAATCCGGCATCCAACAAGCGATCGCCGCCCGTGACCCGGAGGACAACGAAGACCCGGACGCTATCCCCGACCTACGCCAGATGCGCAAGGCAGCCAAGGGCCAGCGTTATGGCAGTCGTAAGGGCGTCGCTGGTGCGATCGTCAGCGATGAGGACCTAGTAAAGAGTGCTGCCAGCCTTGGCTGGGACGGCGATGACCTGGACCGCCCCGTCTCCTTCGGTGATGCCCTTTTGCTGCAATACCATTCACAACAAGCGGGTGAGCCACTGCCATTTTCAGCCGATGAGGCTGACGACGATTAATTTCTAGCTACGACATAAGGACCCCAAACCATGACGAACGCAGCCCTGACCCGTCGGGCGCTACTGAAATCGCTAGGCATTAGCGATGGTGGTGGTGCCGAGGTTACCCTCCAAACCACGATCGCCTCCGAGGTGATCCCCCTGATCCGGCAACAATGCTTTATGCGTCAGATCGCTGACCGCAGCAAAAGCCTGATCAATATGACCAAGCCCAAGATCCGCATCCCCAAGCTGGTACGCGCCCAGGGTGCCTACAGCGTCAAAGCGGGCCAACCGGCGCCGGAATTTAAGGCACGGCTCGATAGTATCGACTTGGTGCCCGAAAAGCTGATGACCTGGCTACCCGTGGACCAGGAAGTATTCGAGGACAGCACCATTCGAGATATTGAAGGGATGCTGAAAGAGGAAATGGCACGGGAATTCGCCCAGGCGGAAGAACTGGCCTTCCTGCTAGGTGATACCACCGTCGACCATGGCCCCGGCGACCCTAAGAATGTCTTTAATGGGCTATTCGCCCAGGCCGCCGCGACGCCCTACACCTACGACGCCACACTGGACTCCAGCACCAATTCGGTGGACTCCAGCACCGCCACTAGCAACCTAGTACGCGCCATGCGCTACCTGGGCATCTACGGACGCAATAAGCGCGACGTAGTGGTGATGGTGGGCCTAGCCTGGGAGGAAGCCCTCCTGCGTAACCGTAGCTTCCAAACCATGAGCAGCTACGCCTATGGCTCTGGCGCTGGTATCTTCACCGGTGAGATCGGACGCCTAGCTGGCGCCCCGGTCATCGCTACCACCTTCCTGGATGCGCAACCCGGTGACGCCTACGGAAAAGCCCTGGTAATGAACCAATCAGCCTTTGCCATTGGCGACTGGCAGCGATTTAACATCAGGGTATATCAGGAACTGCTAAGCCAAACGGACCAAGTGGGTATCAGGGCTCGTGAAAGATTAGCCTTTACTGTAAGGTATCCTGAAGCTATTGTCGAGATTCTCAACGTTCCGTCTCAACCGTAGTCATGAAACAGTTAACCCTACATAGCGATCGCTTCCCTGGGCTAGGCGCGCCGGTTCCGCAGGTGCCGGGCGGCAAGCCTGGGGAGAAGGGTTCATTCACCTTTGCGGTGGATGTGCCCTACGAGGTAAGCGATGACACCGCCGCCGCGATCGCCGCGTTGCTTGAGTCCTTCGAGCCGCGCATCCAACGCCATTTCCGCCTATCGCTGGTGGACCTAAGTACGGATGCGGTAGCGATCGCCGCCCCGGTTGAGCCGGAACCAGTTGCCGAGGAATCCTCGGCAGAACCCTTTGTCCTATCTACCGATGACCTGGAGTTAATCCAGGTGGAAGTGGAAAAGTTAAAGGGACTAACGATCGCCCAATCGACGCCCATCGTTGAAAATACGGCTCTCAATGAAACCTTGCCGGTTGAACTGCGCCGCGCCTACCTACAGGCGGTAATCGACGCAGATACAAGCAAGGGTGTTGAGAAAAAGGCACAGGAACTCCTTAGCATCCTTAGCTAATGCCTGTCACCTATGGCACCTCGTTCGAGTATCCCTGGTTGGATAATTGGCCCATTGACATACAGTTGTGGGCCAACTCCAACCGGGGACCGGGCGATGAACTCGACCTAACACCGGCTACTATTACCGTCCTGGGGGTAAGTGTCCCTAGGGCATTGACAGTACGCTGGCGGGATGGCAACAATGCGATCGCTGTCAGTAGTACGACGGTAATTAGCATCCGCCATGCCAAGCGGGGCGTGGTGCGGGTGGTGCCAGACCAAAGTATCTGGGACAAGATCAAACTTGACCAAGGCTATACGCTGGAGGTAGTCGCCTATGGTACCCTTCAGCATAGTGAGCCCTTCACCACCGCTACGCCGCCTGCGGCAACTAGCTACTGTGTCAACGGTGCTCTAGTCTATGCCGCCCCTAGGGAGGTGCTAGAGGTACTAGGGAGTGTCCCTGGCGCATCGGTTCAGATTGCCGTCCCCCTGGTGGGGCTGGACTGGGAACTAAATGCCCTAGGTTACTGGGAGGCGGAACTAGCGGACGACCAAGTGTTGTATGGGCTATGGGTGGATGACCAACACGCCGCCCAGGTGGACTACAAGGATTTAGCCACCCGCTACGAACGAAGCTGGGCCAGGGTGGGCAACACCCTTTACTACAACGGACCGGAGAACCTTGCTACCACCTATGTGGAGACCGCCTATAGCCGCTATGTGTTGCGGTGCTTGGAGGAAGCGACCGCCGAAGGCGAACGCCGCACCGGCAGACGCTTTGCCAAGTGGCGATACATCCGTCAGGCGTACAATGGCCTTAATCGCCAACGACAGGTCCACCTACGCGAACGTCCTTTTGTTGCTGATGAGTTTTTTAAGATAGATGCGCTCAGCTATAGCCGCACTTTGTTCAGGCGCTATACCGAAAAAGACTTTGACCCGCTCAATATCCGCAGCAGCGGCGCCCAATTACTCCACGGCGACGCGGAAACCGGGGTGATTACCATCAACCAAAATATTTGGGACTATTGGGACTGGGGGTTCGCCGTCGGCGCTGATATTGGCATTGGCACCTTTGCCACCCTACCGCCCGGACTAAACAACGTGGAGTTAACCTACACCGCCGGGTTTGACAAGATCCCCACCGACATTGCTGAGGCGATCGCCAACATGGCCGCCGTCCGGCAAGCAATTTTCTGGCAACAAGCGCTCACCCAGGGGATGCAAGCGCTTTCGATTGGTTGTGTGAATTTGAACTTTGGACAACTGTTCACCCAGTTTTCACCAAGCTGGCAACTATCGGCCAACTTAATACTGGATAGCTACGCTCGACTTGACCTAGACATTTTGTAAGGAAACGACCATGCCTCTCAATCCCCAAACCTCTCCCTTCCCCCCCATCTCTCAGCCCGAGCAAGGCTGGGAGCATAGCCTACGCAAAAGCCTGGAATACCTGCAACCCGGTGAAGGCATCCGCGCCGGGCTAGAGCTAGGCTTACCGCTCAGTAGCGGTGCCATTACCACCGGGCTGACCCCTACCCTCACCTCTGGCGTCATCGTCGAGGGCGATAAGGTAATCGGCCCCTACGGCCCTAAGGTGACCGCCGCGGCTGCCAAGAACCTCAGCAACAAAAATATCTACTTCGGCCTTAAGGGGCTCACCTACGGCGATACCAACAATGCCGCGCCCCTGGTCAGCGATGTGCTAATCGGTAGCCTCTCTACCGACAATGAAGCCACCGCCTCGATCCTGCACATTGGCCAGCAGTACAACTATGGCGCTTGCCGCTTTGGCGTACGGGGTGTCGTTAACCTGGCCAAGTGCACCAAGGGTTCAGACGTTACCTTTTTCACCTGGAGCGTCCCTGCCATCGGGCTAAAAAACGTACGGCTAACCTATGCCCATGCCCGAGTGGCGATCGCGGCTACCGCTGGCAATACCGCTGGTGATGACTTCATCTTCAAGGTGAAGCAAGGCACCGCTAGCGCCGTTAGCTTAGTCACCATTGACGACGCTGACTTAGTAACCGCTGGCACCATCGTTCGAGATGTGGCTGCTAGTGCTGACGCCCTGTCCTGGTACGATGTACCCTCCCTATCCTTCCAGTACAACCAGACCGACACCTCCACCGCGATCGCCGGTGGGGCCATCGAGGTGATGGCTATCCTGGAAATGTTCTAACCATGCAGCCCAGCCTCGGTTTTACAGAGACGCCGCAAGGCATCTTTATCCGCCAGGCGATCGCCGCGATCGCATCCAGTCCAATGGTTGGCACCACTGTCTACCATTGGAAGGCGGTGGAGGCTAAGCAGGCGACCTATAACGAGGCTGGGCAGCCTGACTACCTAGCGCCCACAAGCGGGTTGTTTGACTCCGGCATCGACTACCGGCCCAACCCAAACAACCCACTGAAGGGCATTTTTTGTAGGCCCAAACAAACGCCATTCCAGGACAAGGGCGGCATCTACTACCAGGGTGAGGCAAGCCTTTACCTGGTGCAAGATCCGGGCGAGGTATTTGTGGTGGTCGACGATCGCCCAAAGCGTCAGGACCGGTTTCAGATAGCAGGCGGCATCTACTACGCCACCGCGCCGGTGATGCCGTGCCAGATGGGTGATACCGTTGCCGCCTTTCAAGTTTTTCTATCCCGCGAACGGTTTGGAGTAAAGGAAGATGGGTTATCGCGTTATTGACACCACTGGTGAAATTGAGTCCGGTTCTATCTACTTGCCGGTGGCTAAGCTAGTGGCGATCGGGGAACCGGTGGTGGGTGTACAGGTAGTGGCCCTCCAGGAGGAGCTAAACGCCCTCTATGGCGATCGCTTCACGGTAGAAGAAATCACCGCTCCCAAGCCTGCTAAGGAAGCACCGGCTAAATAATGGCCTACCGCTATGCCATCAACCTGAAATCTGGCCAGTTTGGGCTGACCCAGGTGAAAGAACTTATCCCTGAGATTGCCAAGGTAGCGATCCAGGATGCCTCCGACCTGGTTGCCACCTACGGCAAGGAACACCTAAGCGGTGTGCCCTTCAATAGCCGTACTGGTGGCCATGTCATCCAAAAGCGCACCGGACGCGGTGCCGCTAGCGTCCAGGCGGAGTACCCCTACGGTTCTCCTTTTCGCTCTCGCATCTATGCCTCTGCAATGACCCGCTATGCGGACAACCCGGAGGAATGGAATTACCTCGCCATCCTGGAGACAGGCCGGGGTGAGGTGCGCCCTAAGTACACCCCTAGCGCTAAGGCTGGCTATGCGTCCAAAGCACGACTTACGATCCCAGGCGGTAATCATCAGCTTGTCAATGGCGAGAACGGCTTTAGGGGCATTAGTGGCCGTTATTTCTTTGCCACGACGTTACCGCCAATGGCTGGCAAATACTGGTTCGAGTCAGCCGTCAACCGGGCGGACCCGGAAATCCAGCAGGCGATCGCGGCGGCGGTTCAAGACGTTCTAAAGGAGCATGGCTTCTGATGTTGTGGTTTATTGCGATCGCCGCACTTTTAGCTATCCTCGTCTTCGAGATTGCCATCAGTGGATAGCAACCTAGCTGGGGGTGAAAGCGCCCTTTTTGGTGAACGGTTTCCCTACCCCTGTGATGGAAAGACCGTTTTACTGGACATTGCCCGACAATTTGCCAAGGACGTTAATGAGGCTGCCGTCAGGCGTCTCAAGGCAGACCATGGGGATAGTCGCGCTAACCAATGGTTGCCATTGGATGTGACTAGCGCCTATCCGACCGCCCGTCAGCACTGCCCGCGCATCGCTATCCTCCGGCTCGGCTCGACCAACAAACCCACCGGGGTGGACTTGGACTGGCACGAGGAGTCTGTACAACTGCCCGGGCGTGGGCTGACGGTTCGTAAATTTTCAGGGCTATTGGTCAACGACCAACTAGAGGCGGCCATCTGTTGTACTAACGAACGTCTACGCGATGACCTGCACATCTGGTTCCAGCAATATTGCCTAGACGCCACCCTATGGGCACTTCCACAATTGAGGACACTGGGCTTTTACCAACTGAACTGTACTAATGCCGCCGACGACCAGGTGGAATACCAAGGCACCCAAAGCCAGCCAGGGTTTGAATTTTACGTGTCCCGCCTGACCTTTGCTGCCACCTACGACCTATCGGTAGTGACCGACGTAGACCGATTGCAATACGCTTTCGCCTGGGAGAATTTTGGCCCCGGCGGCATTTGGGCTGGTGCAGCAGGCGAAGGGTTGAACCAACTTAACGACATCATTTCCCCGGATAGACTCTATGCCGATAACGCTTGAATTATTCGCTAATCAATACCTGTCAGACCATCAACGCGCCGCCGCCCTGGCAACGCTGGCAGGCCACACCGAGCCGCGATCGCTAGACGAATGGCGACGGCTATGGCAACGGGCATTACTCACTCCAGTTCAATAGGAAACTCCCATGGCTTCTAGTGTTGTTTTCGGTCGGCCCGTTAGCCGTATTCTGCAACCCGGCGCCTACACCCAGGTGGATGCCTCCGCCCTGGAGTTGGCCCAGGAATTTGCCCCCAATGTTGTTTGTGTGCTAGGTGCAGCCCTAGGTGGCACGCCCCTGACCACCTACGCATTCAAAAATGCTAACCAAGCCCAGCAGGTATTTGGTGCTGGTTCACCCTTGGCTGATGCCATCACCCTTACCTTTCGCGGTGGCGTCAAGGGCGGTGCGCCCCTAGTGCTAGGGGTACGGGCGGACAATTCCGCCAAAGCCTCCGGCACCCTCACCAACAATGGCACCACCCTAGTGGGTGAATTTAAGGACTTTGGCGGCTACGGCAATACCTTCAGCGTTCAGTTTTTACCCGGCTCCATCCAGGGTACCCAGGCGGTGATTGCTGGCACCCAACTCAATGGGACAGCCTATAAGCAGACCATTGACAATGTCCCCTCTGTCTCCCAGTTGCTTGAGCGCTTAAATGCTGAGTCACCGGTATCGGTGCGGGCCACCGCTGGCGGCACCAAGGCAACCCAGACCCTAACGATCGCTACCTCCACCAGTGACGGCAAGGCAACACTGACCGGCGCTAGTGAGATTACCAATGCCGCATTCTTCTACCAATACCCGGCTAGCTTGCGGGTGAATACCACCGACTCGCTCGCCTTCTCCTGGGATGGGACTAACCTAACCCCAACGCCTGCCACCGTGACGGTATCAGCGGCCCTGCCCGCCACTGTCAATGGCACCTACAACGTTGTCCGCAAGGAGAACGTTTACACCCAAGCGGTTACTAACATGGTGGTCACCACCACCGCCTATGGTGCTAATATCTACCGCTTTGCCCTGCCTAGTGGCCAAACCTGGCAGCATGCCACCAACAAAGGTATTATTGGCTCTACCTTTACCATCGCCTCCGGTGACTACGCCGGCACCTATCAGATTGTTCATTACGAATGGGATGGCACCGGCTTAGACCGGGTGCGCACGGTGCAAAAGCTAGACGCTGGCACCATTGCCGCTGGCACCGCCGCTAGTGCGTCCCTAGTGTTCCGGCAAACCCTGGTGGTAGATCCGCCCTCCCAGCCTGCCACTGAAGCGATCGAGACCCAGCTACCCGCCAATGGCATCCTGCAACGGGGTGGCCAATACCTGAGCCTGTCGCTTACCCCCAGCGATCGCGCCGAAGGCCCCCTAACGGTGTTCTACTCCACCCTGCCTGGCGATACCATCCAGGCGGTAGGTATCGAGCTGGCCCGACTGATCAACGAGTCCAATGACTGGAGCGCCTACGCTGTTGCCAGTGCCGCCTACAATGCAGGCACCTACACCAGCACCATCACCCTGACCGCCGTACCCCCGGGCATCAGTGCCAATGGCTGGAAAACTAATATCCTGGTTAACACCCAGACGACGGTGTTAGTGGCCGCCGGTGGTGTGTCCCTAGCCGGTGGCATTGACCCATTGCCGCCCTCCGGCTCCATTATCCTTAGCAATGGCTTTGACTCTGTTCCCACCCTGCAACGATGGCTGGAAGCCCTCGATAAGGTGAAATATACGCCCCTGCGCTACCTAGTGCCCGCTGGCGTCACCGATGCAGGCGTTCAAGCCGCCTTTGCCGACCATTGCCGGTTGATGTCCACTACCGCCCAACGGCGGGAGCGGATCTGTATCTTGGGCCATGCCCTAGGCTGGACCCAATCACAAATCCGGGCCAGGGCGGAAACCTTTAACAGCGAACGGGTCGTATTTGTCTCCCCCGGGCTACGCATGGCGGACCTGGTGACCGGCAGCCAACGTACCTATTCTTCTGCCTATGCCACTACCGCGATCGTGGCGGGAATGCTAGCGGCTGAAGGCAATGGCGTTTCTGACCCGATTACCCATACCTTCCTAACCAATATCACCGCTGCTGAATTTGAGTACCAGCCCGGTAGTACCGAGCTAGATGATGCGATCGTCTCCGGCATTCTAACTATCGAGCGTGACCCTACCCTGGTGCGGGAGTCCCGGGGCTTCCGTGTGACCCGGGCCATTACCACCGCCCGTTCCTCTGTCGTATTTGAGCAAATCTCAATTATCAACCAGAGCGACTACGTGGCCCAGACGGTACGCGACCTGGAGGAAACCCTATTCATCGGCAAGGCGTTAGATGGCACCACCCTGGGGCTCATCCGCGAGGCGGTGAACCTTACCCTAGACCGGCTTAGCAGTCAGGCCATCATCTACGGTTACGACCCCAGCTTTACGGCGGCGACGCTCAACCAAACCAACCGCAGCGCGATCGACGTGACCTACAAGATCTACCCGGCCCCCGCGATCGACTTTATCCTGAACTCGCAAATCCTGGCGCCGGTGCCAGATACCGCCACCGTGGCCGCGTAAGCCTAACCAACCTTATTCACCCCAGGAGGTGTTATTTTGGCCTTCCGTACCCAATACAGCAGGGTTGAAAATTCTGTCCTTGCTAGGGCTGAATACAGCCTTGACATTGCTCTAGTCATCAACGGGTTACGCCTAGGGCGAATCCAGTCGATTTCGATCTCCGCCCAAACCCAGGCAAGACCCGCTATCGAAATTGGCAGCGATCGCGCTGTCGAATTTGTCCCTGGCATCAAACAATACCAAGGGCGAATCAGCTCCATGCTGCTCAAGTATGGCGACTTGATGAAACGCTTGGCATCGGTGTCTGGTGGCATCATCGATCGCACCAGCCGAGCGGCGACCATCACCAACATGCCCGAGTTTGACATTGTGATTGCCCGTCGGGGCAGTGCCGGGGTAGGCGTCCCTCAGCTCTATGCCCCCACCCAAGGCCCCCAGGACCTGTCCGGTGGTGGCGGCATCATTGGCACGATCTTTGGTTGTGTGATCAACTCCTGGGAGTGTAATTTCACCGCCCAGGACACCTTGATCATGGAAAACGTGTCCTTCTCAGCGATTGACCAAACCCTAAGCGATGGCGGCGGGTTGATCGCGCTTCCCTAGTTCTTTAATGCGAGTGCAAAATGACGACCGTAACAATGACCGTGACGGGGTTTGAGCGGCTAGGTACTTTAGTCGTTCGACCCCGCACCTTTAACGACTCCATGTTTTTAATTCCTGCTTACCAGGACCGGTTCATTAACCGTGCCCTGGCGGAGGCAGGCATTGAGGGGGTAGACGCAGGCGACCAGCTACGGTATAACGCCCTGGTGGTAGCGATCGCCCAGGCGGTAATTGTAGAACCAGTCGGGTTTGTGGACCAGTTGCTAACCTCTACCAATTCAGAGGACTTTCAATTTTTTGGCAAATTTGCTGAAGAGTATTCCGCCTGGCTGGACCAGCAGGTTGAGGATGCCCAAGCAAAAAAATCTGGGACGGTAGCGACAACGGACGATGGGACAAAATCTGTTTCATCCTCCGCGATCGCTACCGACTCCTCCCAACTGACCCTCGATGGTTAGCAATGACAGAGGCTCAGGTGATCCTAGAGTATCGGCAAGTGATTGAGCTTGAGCAAGAACGCAATGCCGACGGCAATCCAGACAATAACGAATTCCACGACGATAGCTACCAGCAAGAGCTAAGGGAACTTGGGGTAACGCCTGAGATGCTCGACCAGATGCGTGGGAAATAGCTTTAAGTTGCACCCGCAAGATGCCCCCGTTGTTACCTCCCTCGTAACGACGGGGGCTTTTCTTATTTACGGCCATGGCTGACCAAGAACATAAGTTAGAGTACGTCCTAAACCTAGACCCGAGTGGCTTCATTGAAGGGGCAGAACGCGCCATCAATAAGCAACAGGACCTAGAACGCCATTTCAGCACCGGTGCGCCCTCAGCGGCGGCAGCCTCAGCGGCAGGTGGTGGGGGTTCCTTTGAGCCATTGCCGCGCCCTGTCACCGACACCGGTGGGGCATTGCCACCGCCCCCGCAGCCAACCACCGACAGGGGCACCCTAGGCGACTTCCAGCAACGAGTGCAAGCGGTACAGGCGATCGCGCCCAATGCGCCGGACGTGGCCAATATGGCCGCCTCCCGCCTGCAAACCTCGATCCTCCATGCGTCGTTGAAGGACCCGGATAGCGCTAAGGACTATCAAGACCTAATCAACTCCCTGCGGGAACTACGCAGTTCATTGCAGGAGGACGGCAAAAAGAAGGACGGCACTAACGACTTGCTTGGCTGGATGAAAAATCTAGCCATCATGCAAACCGCCGTCAACGTAGGCTCATCGGTAGCTGGCAATGCCATGCAGGGCAATATCGGCGCCGCCGCTGGTGGTGCGGTGGGGGCAGGCATCGGCGGACTGCTTGGCATGTTGGGCGGCCCTGCCGGGATGATGACCGGGCTAGGGGTAGGTGCTTCCATCGGTAGCGGCATCGGCGGCATGGTGGATCGCCTTGTCCGAGGCGCTGATCAATCCCTCGCCTACGAAACCCAGATCGCGGACATTAACCAGCGCTTTGGCGTAGGCAACGTTGGCAGGCTGCGTAATTTTGAACTAGGCACCCAGAACGGGT